CCCATTCCCTTTTTCCTTGACCCTTCCGCTTTCCAGTATAATTTCTCTATAGAATTATATATTTTATTTAATTCTTTATCTTTAGACTTTCCTTCTAATTTTATTCCAGAACCTAATCCAACATCGAATAGTTTAAATTCACCTTTTATTTCCTCAAGATTTATTCCGTTTCCATACTGATTTGCATAATTTTTATCGGGAGTCATCCAATAACCTTTACCAAATCTTAAATTAGTATGAACCCCATGCTCACTATTTTTTATGTATCCTCTATAGTAAGTATTTGAACTAAAATGCTGATCAACCAATGCATCAGCTTTAGCTAATATAGAATCTTTATTAACCAAATTAGAATCCATATACTCAACATAACCCCTGACACCATCAAGAAGATTAGGATTATTCCGCATCTCATCAATGCCTGATTGAACCGTAAAATCAGATAACGCATTACGATGTTCCTCTGGAATATTGTCAGAGACTAATTGATCAACAGTAGCAGATTGCAGATTATTGATTTGATCACGATTGAGAATTTCAAACTGAGCCGTATCATTAGCATGGTCAACTGGATGGCCTTGATCTGAGACATATCGTGTAGCCTTATCCTGAATTTTTGGCTTTAGTGCAGCGCGTGATTCTGGATTGTCATTATGTTCCTGCATGTCTTTCCAGAATTGATAGGTTTCCTTATCAATCATTCCATCTGCAAAAGCCTTATCTGCATCACCAGAAGTAATAGGCGTATCAGTAGGCAAGCCACGCATACGATTAACATTTGCTTTTAATATTCCCCAAGCAAATGGAATGGTGGATAAAGACATACCCAGTACACCACCCGCTCCCATGCCTTTGGCTATACCAAGAATGTCATGCTTGCCAGTTTCAGCATTGAAATTATCAATCGTTGCCTGTGGTAATGTCGCACCAGCACCAATGCCAAAACCTCTCGTTAACTCTTTACCAAACAATCCCATTGAAAGCGTTTGTTTTTCAGCTTCACTGCCAATTGTTTCAGGGAAATATTTCCCCATTGTTTCACCTAGCAACTCCTTGATAGGCTTTCTAAACAATTGTGGTGCAACGCGTCCAGCAACCGCAGTCAAAGGCTTTACAGCTAAACCGCCAGCTTCCGCAAACATCCAGCTTAATGGATTTAGAGATTGACCAAGTAAATTGGATGCTTCATTCACACCCCATTGTGTCCAGCCTACCTCTGGATTTTCATTGCCACGTTTCAATGCCTCAAACGTAGCTGCTACAGTTTTCCCGCGAGGCGATTGATTGAATTCATTATCAAATGATTTAATGGCATAGACTGGTGTTGCAATACCCGCTGATAAATTATCAAAAGCAGATTGAGCAACATCTGGCTTGTGAGTCAGATTGTCAGAAATAAACTTTTCATGCGGCGTTAGTTCTTGATCACGGGTCAGCATTATTCAACTCCTGGAATAACGTTAATCCATTGCTCCTCCGGCGAAAGGAATTTTCTGTTTTCTTTTGAAGTTTTAAATATTTGTTGTCTTTGATATCCCTTTTCAGCCTTAAGTTTTTTCATTTCACTTACAGCTCGCGCCTTAAGATCACTCGTCAATGGTGCAGAATATGCAATATTGCCGCTCACATCTCTTGCCTGAACGATATTTTTAGGTGAGATGGTTACAGTCAATGGTGAACGATTCATCAGTTCAATATGAGCAGATTCACTCATGCCACGTCTGAGATATGCATTACCTTCATTGATGGCATACTGAGCAATAGCATCCATTTGCGCTGGCTCAATATCATTCTGTTTTCTATTTATCATGTAATTTGCGCCCGACATTGGCTCAAAAGCATTTTTAATATACTTGGCTACGTCTGGCACATAATTATCAGCGTTGTAAGTGCTGCCATCCTTTTTGCTAAACTGTAAATTTTTCTGTGCAATGAAATGAGCATAATTCATGCCAGACTGGACAAGATTTGAATTTAACATGGCTGCGGTTGCTGGATCATTTTGCCCCTGAATCACTTTAAGTGAATCAGTCAATGCAACGTTAACACTGTTTTTTAAATAATCGTCTGTAATGGCATTTCCTGTATTTGGATCTGCCGAGGTATATTTTCTATTCTGGTTTGCAGTAATAAAATCCAGATTGTCCCTGTCAGAATTTCTTGTGCCACCCAGACTAATGGCTTGCATGACCACTTTCTGTTTTGGGTTTTTCATTTGATCTGCAAAATACAATTGATTCTGTGGTGAATACTGTTTGAAAGTATTATATGCATTAGCTGCGTTTACTGCGGGATCGCCAGCCGCATTAAAACCATTTTCAACTGTTGCAACATCTTCATAGGGAATAGGATGAACGGTAGGCCAATGATGAGCCTGTGCATAAGCAATTGAGTTATTAACGTAAGTATTTTTATTCTTTGCCATCTCTGCTTTGATGGAATTCACTTCATCAACATTATCAGGCTTTGTATTCGTCAGTTTATTATTGAGATAGGATTGCGTGTCTGCAAAATCCCTTACAATTCTGCCGCCAATGGTTGTCCTTGCCATTAAGCGTTGAGAATTGCCATTACTCAAATCATTCATGTATTGAGTAAGCGCTTTTTTCTCTGCAAGGGAGGAATAATCAGTGCGTCCTTTTAATTCATCAACTCTTGCCTGAATTTTTGGCAATGGAGCATTTGAATTAATTAAACCGTCTGCCATTCTAACGCCATTAAATTGCTGCTTAATCTCATTACGCTGATTAGGCGTCATGTTTTCATAAGCCTGAACATTAAACTGGTGTTGCTGAATACCATCAGACGCGTCTACAAAACTTCTATCAGAAGCATGATAATTGACTAGCCAGTTAGTATTCTCATCAACCGGATAATTAAGGTTATTAGCCTTATTTTTATCTATTGGATTTGTCATTACAGCATGGAATGCTTCCGGTGTATGACCTTCAACATTCTGCACCATGTCATGCACATCTTTCTCAAGGTCAACAACATCTGACATTGACTTGATAGCTGCACCACCCTGCAATGGCGTTAATGATCTTGCCAAAACGAGTGTTTTAATCTGCTTAAGCAACGCTTCCTGATAAGTTGCTGCACCTTCTGCATCACCACTGCGCAATTTCTCTTTCAATACATTTAACTGGGCTGGCCAGTTTTCATAATGTTCAAATGCTGCGCCTATCTGCGATTGTTTTACACTAGCCTGAATCGCATCCAGCTCTGTAGCATTTAAAGACTTACTTGAATACTGTTGCAGTTTTGATCTATCGCTCTTGTTGACGTATGCCGCCTGAGTCATTTTATCCAGACTGTCGCGCATGGTTTCCACATGCTTCATGGCATTGGCAGGGTCAGTCAGAATTTGTTCCTGCATACTCAACTTAAGCTCGTCAACGTTAGCGACTGAGCTTAAATACATGGCATTACTTCTATCTTCCGCGATTGTTTCCGCTACCTTCTCACTGCTTTGAGCAATTGAGCCTAGCGTTTTGGCAAATTCTTCATACCCTTCCGCACCACTAGCCACATTAACTGGCTGAAATACAGGTTGAGATTCTTTGTATTGGGGAAATTCTGCCATGTTTAAACCCTCGAACTAGGCGCTTTCGCAGAATAGGAATAAGCCGATGCTGCTGCACTGGCAACGTCACCAAATAATTGCGCGTACAAATTATTTTTAACATTTTCTTTCTGGTTTTTGATGTTTTGTTCTTCAAGCTCGCCTGTAATATCAATATTTTTCTGTTCCTTGGCGCCAATATTGAATGTATTTGCCTGAATTGCATTAAAACTGGGGGATGAAAAGGCAGTACCCGTAGTCGTCATATGCGCTTCCTGAGCCTTTAAAACCTTCTCCATGACATCAAAATTCTGCAAGGTTTTCTCTTGAGTCTGCAAACGAGTCTGGGATGCTTTCAAATCAAGCGCTTCCTGAGCCTTGTTAGCTGCTGCTATCTCCGACCCCATCTTTCCAGCCGTTGCAACCCCTGCAATCACCAATGCTGCGACTTCTATACCCATTGCCTATCTCCTTATAGCACTGCCGCATCAAGCTGATAGCTAATCCCCAATATCTGCAAGTCAAAAGGCGACCTTTGCGTTATTGATATGATTGGCACTCCATTATCATCAAACCGATTCGATCCTGAAAACGGCGAAATAATGGCTGTATCAGTCTGTGGCGTTATTGGCTTCCCATTAAACAATGGAAAACTCTGGTATGGTACCAACTTACCATTGATGGAAAAATCTAGCGAGTTGTAGTAATCGACATAAATACGCTGCACCGTCTTTTTAAATGGTGAGGTGCCAGCTTCGTAATATGGGTACATGGGCGTGAGTACGTTGCTATACAATAAGCCGATTAAAACGGTATCAGCAATTTCATCAGGATTATCAACCGTGATTTGTCCTCCAACCACAAGATACTCGCCAAAGTCCTGATTAAGATAGAGAACCTGTACAGTATAGCCATCCAGCAAATCAAGTCCTGATACTACTCCTGTGGTTGCCATTGCTGCTGAAAAAGTACAATCCATTTTTGAATCATCAACCATTTGCTCAATCGTGAATTGATTTGTAAGGTTGTAGAACTTGAGAACGTGCATTGAATTATCAATCGTGCATATATCAATAATGTCTACATCATCCTGAAATACAGTTGGCGTTAATGCTGCCAATTTCACTTCCGCAGCAAACTGAAAAGTTGTAATCGTGTTGTCATTATTTAAAAAATAAATGAAGTTATCCTGAGATGTATCAGAACCTCTTACCAATGCGCGATTTTCAGGTGTCTTTACCAAATGAGATGATGCAACGGAAATATTACTGGAAACGTAAGTCAAACCAATTCCATTAAAATGGAAATTAATAATTGCCTTACCCGTTTTATTTGAATAGTAGGAATCATTGATATATGAAATCGGTTTTAAATCAGGTGAAGCGCCATATGCAGATTGCTGCCTTATGGAGAAGGATGTGGGCGTTAATGCTGTATTCAAGTCTTGAGGACAGGCAAATTCATAATACTGGCAATAAATTTCCATTTGCTTGCCGCCATTCATCCATAAAATAGAACCAGAATTTGTCTGGCCAATTGTATAAACGATTGCGTCTGTATCTGCACCCGTACCAACATCAAAGTTAATTGGCTTATTAATTTTAGATCCAAAAATGGTATTGCTTAGTGATGAAGTATTTCCAAACCATAAACGATTTTGAAAAAATAAAACTTTTGCTGGCCATCCAAGATCATCACTCCATGCTGGCTGGCGAATGGAATATTGCGAACCTGAAACGTAATAACCAGACGTCTGAAATGGTAATTGAACATCAGCAGTAAATGTAACTGTGTGTCCAACCTGACTAACAGTTTTAATAATCGCATAACCAATTGGCTGAAATTCACTTAATCCAGAACCAACTATTTCCCCACCTATCCAGTCATCTGTATATGTTGCACCGTCTGGCAATCCAGCGAATGCAATCGTTAGTACATTCATGGCAACTGATAAGGTAACTGACGTACCACTATAATTTATTTTATTAAAATCATAGGAAGGATATGGATATATTGCGAGTGGATCAAAAGCAAATGTAGGTGGATTATTTCCGTTGTACGCAGTGATGTATAATTTTCCTGGGATATGATCAGGATGACTAAATATGATTGCATCATTGTCCTGTGTGTAATCCAGTTCGCCTAATTCTGCCGATGTATACGGCATTGCGACTTGCTGAACAAACGTGAGTGAATCTGAAAATGCCACGACATTGGTACCATACGCAGTAACAACGTCAGCGCCAGTATTCGTAATGATTTGTACCTGTGAAGCCGCCGATGTGAATACATTGAAAAATCCATTTACAGAAACAACCACATAATGATTGTTGAAGTTATCGACAAAATCATACATTCGGGAATTCATTTCAGCGTAGTCTGTTGCGTTGTAGCGTAGGGATGTACCCTTGCGCTTCTTGGCAAGCCCTGTGGTACCTATTTCCATATTCAAAAGGCTTTGAGCTGCCGTCAGATACTCATTGGTATCTGTGCGCTTCCAAACCTGTACGTCTACTTCACCCGTAGTGAATTGGGTGAGATGGGTCATCTTCTGGGGCATAGCTCATCCTTGAAACTATACAAATGTGACGCGATCAAAGTCATTGAACGGTGTACTTTGAACTGACCTCTCCATGTCATTTTCTAGTATAGCTTTAGTTCGAGCATCTTTGTATTCCTGATACAAATATTTAGACAATTGAAGATTATTTGTAAGCGTAGGGGCGCATTTAGCTGCCGCGTATAAAACGAGCTGCCTTGCAACCAGTGGCGGCCAGTTTTCAAATGGCACGTCATTGGCTATGTAGTAATACTGAATGGGTAATGTGTTGGCCAGCATCATGCCATCCCATATGGCATATTCAGGCCATTGAGCGCCTGTTGCTGCCCACTGAAAGAATTTTCCATAGTTACCAGGCAACTGATAGCTATAAACATAATCAGGGGAAAAATTCGTCGTTTCAGGCGAGTAATTAGCTACATAAACAACCGCAAAATTCCAGTTGTAATCCAGCAATACTTCCTTGTAAAGTGACAGAATTTTTTTTGAAACCGTATCAGCATCAGGACTATCCGTGATAGCAGAAACAGAGTTTCTTCCCAATTCAGACAGGGCATCATTCGTAAGGTCGAGTAATGATGGCATTACTACCTCCTAAAAAGAGGGGAAGCCCGTAAGGACTTCCCAACCAATTACGCTGTCGCAATGATACGATAATGGATTTTAGCCACGAAGGTACTATCACCAGTTGTAAATGCAGCAGTTGCATTACTGAGATAAATCCCTTTGTTAACCGTAGTCGTGAACGGAGCAACCGCAAGACTTCCAGCCTGACGGAATGACGTACTAGCAGCAGCGCCAGTAAAGTCAGCAGCGGCTTCTGAGGCAGTAGCCAATACACCAGCACCGTTAACGGTGGAGTCATATTGAGCTGCAACCACACCACCAGCGGCAAACTGAGCAGCACCGTAGGTCATTACCAGTTCCATTTGATCAATGATGATCAAATTATTGGCGCCTGGAGCGGCAATCAATAATTTTGGAGCTGCGTACATACCGTTGAATTCAGCCGCAGTAATCGCAACACTTGCGTATAACTGCAAGTTGTTAACGTTAAAGCCTGAATCGGTACCAATACTTCCATTGGTATCGCCAGCAAGCAGGATATTGCCGACTGTATAGGACGCAGGAGCGCCATCAACAGAAGCAACATACGTCTTGGTGTTGTCGGTTACGTTCTTTGCAGCCGCTTGACCCAATCCAGTTAGAACACTTGCGATTGTCCAGTTTGGCGCAGAGTATGAAACCATAAACTCGCCAAGCGTGGAATTTTCACCAGTGTTTAATGGAAATGTGGAAGTGTCATCATAATTGATATAGATGACATCATTAGGCTTGATCTTTGCAGAAAGATCATTCATGTAACCAGCGGTAGTAATCGTCGCAAGATCATCCTCTGTGGAAGCAATGAAAATGCTAGGAGCTGTACTGGTGTTACCTTCGGATATTAAGGCAAACGTATCGAAATTTGACATAGCAAAATCCTCCGTGATTAGTTAGCTACAAATGGGTTATTAACGGTGAGGAGAGCTATACCATTTGCCTGAATTACTTCTGCACCAGAAGTCATGACTGTCAGCAATTCCCAACGATCATTTTGCGGTACCCAAGTAATAGAGGTCATCACATCACGGTTAAAGATTTGTACCATTGCTTCCTTGTTCACCAATGGAATCAGGTAAGTATCTGTACCCAATGAACTGGTGAAAGGAATTGTGTTGATACCATTACTTCCGAGTGTGCGGATATCTACACCGAGGTAGGACACTAACTGGTTATCCACCAATGGGCGTCTGTCGTTGTAGAACAAGCTCACAACCTTGTCGTCGTTAAGCATGGATTTTTTAGTGATAGCTGCAAGCCACAATGAGCAAGCATGATTCATCACGTCCACACCTTGATCTTCAAGATAAGACAAGCCATCAGCCATCTTTCCTTCGTTCATACCTGTGTTGACACCAACGGTTACCGGAACGGTATAGGTTGAGCCGAAGCCAGGGGAAGTGAACAGGGAATTGATCTTGATGTAATCGCACATACGGCCAGCCGCTTTCGCGTGTAGCTTCGCATGGTCAACGATTTTGTCGTAGGCGAACAAGGTCTTTTCACCACCACCGATAACGGTTTTCAGTGCGTAGTTGAACGGCACGACCATTACGTTGGTTGGATTAACGGGAGTAACTGGAATATCAACAGGCGCATAAGTCTGTTGTTGCATCTCGATGATATCGGAAACAGGTACGTTGGTGGCATCACCAGTCGTTCCGTGGCGTTCCTCGATGGTGTTCATCAAGAATTGATGGTTCTGGAATTTGATTGTTACTTCGGTGTCAAATAATTCTGACGCTGTAGCTAAATTGATTTGGTTAGTCATCCTGACATCCCCCAATAGTTTCAACAAGGTTTCACGTAGAACGCGAAACGGTTCATTGATTAACTATAGGGTTATGGTCTGGTGACCGGCCTATATTGATCTTGATCCTAAATCCAAGGTTATCGCTTTCACGGGCTTAGATTTAGAACAGTTTAATCATAACCCTAAATTTAGAAGCATGTCTATATCTCTTTGTCTATGTACTTAAATCATCTATTTTTGCCATGTTTACTACATTACAAAAAATTAATTAGTCGGATTAGCGCGCTAATGCGATTTATTTTTATGGTGCCGATTAGTGTTTGGCACTAATTCGCACTTCATACCACAAAGAATTAGTGAAATTAGTGAAATTTGTAATTTTTCTAATTTTTGTAATATTTCGGGCAATTAATAACCAGAATGTAAATAATAAATTCAGGAATTTATATAAAAGTAAATACCCGTTTAGATTTAACGGGTATTTATTGGGATTTAACGGGTAGTTATTATTTAACCAGTTTTCTGTTCAGCCTTTGCAGCGACCAGATTGAGATAATGGTTTCGGGCTTTCATGTCGTGAGGATTTTTCTCCTTCGCAGCATAAGCCTTGTTCACATCATCCTGAGTGACTGAATATCCAAATGCTGGCGTCTTACTCATGCCTGGTACCTGATTATTCAAAAGCTGGGAACGATGATTCAATGCTGCCTGTCGAGCATCCTTATTGCCAAGGAACGTATTCATCATATTATCCTGCAACTCTTTCGGATAATTTTTGTTAACGTAGTCCTTTAGGATGTTCACAGTTTCGTCATTAACTTCCTTCTTCGCTTCCTCAAACTTCTGTTGACGCGACTCAAAGCGAGCCTTATCATCGCGCAGAAATCTCTCATATTGAGCTTGTGTCATTCCCGCAGCTTTGGCGCGAGCTTGTATATCCGCTACGCGTGCAGCGTCATGCTGTACGTCAGCAGGATTCATGTAGCTGTCAGGAACTTTACCAGCTTCTTCAAGCTTTGCTTTAAGCTGTTCATTTTCCTGGAAGGTAGGGAGCGAATTCTTATAACCAGCTTCCAGTTCTTCCACCGTTTTAAACTTTCCAGCATAGAGTTTAGGTGTTTCATTGTTGGCTTCCGTTGTCATTCAATGATTCCTTAATTGATTGTTGAACCCTTAAAATCGCCAGGTGTATATCCCTAAACACCGAGCGACGACCCTCATTGAACCCAAGCCTTTCGCCAGTAAAATCCTTTTCTGACGGTTCTTCCATGAACGTATTCATCGTTCCCTGATTTAAAAGCTTGCGTCCTAACTCACTGACCTGATAGTGCAAATACAGGTCGAAATCTTCTGGTGAAATCTTTCCACCTTTCAATAATTCTTCGATCATATGGTCACCTGTGGAGATTCAGGGAACTTGACCGCACCCGCTGCCGTAGATGGTGAAGGTTGTGGCAAGTTTGCAGCTTGCTGTTGCTGCACCTGACCCATCTGTGCAAGGAAATTCTTCAATTCATCATCAGTTGCAAATAGCTTGCGTGGCAAGTTTAATTTTTGCGTGAGGAAATTATTGATCTCATAAATGTTTGCGCTGGCTAATGCTGCACCCTGACCAAAGAATTGCTGCTTGATCTGCATGTTAGTGATGAAGTGGTTCAAGTCTGCCTGATTCTGCAAGTCATAAAGCGGTGAGACATAATCAAACTTAAGTTTCTTCGTCGAGAAGCCAGGTATCACCTGTCGCTTCTTCGTCAACAATCCGCGTTCGTTTAGAATCTTTGCAGCAACATCAAATAATTGCTTAGGTTGCTCGTTAATCAATCTGCTAATATCTGTCGCGCTGGTACGTTGCGCCCTGTTTTCCCTAATCGATATTTCTGTGGCGCTTCGTACTGGCGTTTGTATCTCGCCAAGCGGATCAACCTGAAAGCCTCTTTGAATGGCTTCCTGTAAATGCATAATGTGTTGCAAAACGTCTGGATAGCTAGGCATCTCAAGCGCTTCAAGCGGATTGCGTCCTCCTGGATTACGCGCAATCATTGCCCCTGCCCATTGTCTAATCGAATTGGGATTGAAATAACTACCCGCATCATAAAACATCGGTGGATTTGCCTTGAATGCCATATTCTGACGTGTATACTGCACGACCCGGTTAAGATCGCGGATGGTCGGAAGCATATCGGTTCCCACGCCCCTTCCTTCTGCTTCTCCGGGTCTTACCCTGTCACGGTAAACAATGATTTGAGGGTAACTGCGCCTTACAAAAAACAGATATGAGTCTGGATCATCATCCATGACTGCATAAATAAAGAAATTATCGTCGCTGTATTTAATCTGACCAAAATTGACGGTGTATATCTCATTTGGATCAGCTATCAATGCATCCCTAATCTTGCCCCTATACTCTGGATATTCATCGAGGATTGATCTTGCTGTCATCTTTTGAGCAAACCAGCATGTATTGATCACATCATCAGTAGAATATTCAATGTACAAAGCAACAGCAGGAATAGAGCGGTAATATAGAGGCACTTCATCTGATTGTGATTCAACCCAAATGGCTCCGGTTCCCCCAACCAAGTCCAGATTACTACTAGACACCACACGGCTAAGATTAGATTCGTTAAGATAAAAGAAGATTCGCTCATTCATTTCGTCCATGACAATTTGAGCTTTGTCGATTAGGTCTTTGGTGTAAAAGTGAGGATCAAGAACCAGCTTACCCCATACTCTATCCTTGGGCAAAAGTAATCCATGAAGATCATTTGCGCGCTGATATGCTGCAAGCATGGCCGTGTTATCCCAGATTTGCTGGGTTACTGGCTTGCCATCGTCCCGATAATTGAATTTGACATTGAATGCATCACGATCTGGTATGACATAGAAATATAACTCCTTGTACAAGGCTAGCCAGCGATCCTTATACTGTCTCGCTTCCCAAAATCTCTGATAAAGCTTCTTTGTATCTTCCATTGTGCTGCCATCCTTGACAAACAATTATTTATTTTCTGCTTTTAATCGCTTTATTGATCATGTCAGGTAAAAATCCTTTACCTGGTACTGGGTTAGCATTCGGGCCATATCCTACAGCCTGATTGTTGCCTCCCATGACGTCAGGTGTCCATTGCTGGCCACCCTGAGATTTGATTATGTCGAGACGTGTCTTGTATAAATCCGCTTTCTTGCGTTCAAGCTCTGCCTGTTGCTGCTGATACTGCTCGTTGGCAATATCCGAACTATTGTCGCTGTCCAGAAATCCCATGCTCACGCCTCCATGCGCTTAACACTTCGTAATTCCGCTTACCAGTATACTTTAGCAACTTGCGATACAAATGCACAGGGTTAAACGTCCAGCCTATATCTGCGCCAGACGCGTACCGGCATATCTCATTGCATGAACGTACCCAGAATGGCTTCCAGCTAATCTTTACGCGCTCATCAAGGCTAATTGTAATCGTCGCGGTCACATCCTTAATGACCCGAAGATTGCGAATTAATTGCTCACCATCCTTGCAGTAAATCTTTCGGGTGAGCAATCCTGTGCGGTCAAAGTCAAGCATGATCCAGTCATCACCATCATAGGTAATGATGTTACAGTGCTTAAACTCTTTGCTAAAGGCTAGTTTCGATTGCACACCATTAGCAATTTTGTAGAAGATAAAGACAGCTATCATCATAATCTCCCTTTAATAGCATTCTCTAGCCAAACCTTGCTCCATTCATCATTAGCATGAAATTCTATTCGGGGTGAATCTTGGGGTGGTTTTTGGGGTAGATTTTGGGGTGGTTTTTCTATTTCTTGATCTTCTTCTATTTCATCATCCCAATCATTATCTTTTGGAATGAATTTTGGCATATTTGGTATATGTTTATTTTCTCTTACAAATGATCTCTTATTGTAATTATCTGTATATTCATCTTCATAGAAATCACATAAAGAATATGAATTGATAATGGGAAGCTTATCTCTAATAAACTTCCCACTTTCACAATCGTAATATTTTTTATCAAACAGCATGAAGCTATGACGAGATTCACGGACGCGCAATTCCCTTCTTCTTTCATAGGCTGTATGTGGAACCATGTTCCAGTTATGCGATTTTAACCACATACTAGAGATACTGACGAAGCGAAGTCTGTACCTTGTTCATCGTGCCAGTAAATGAAATAACAGTTTTCTTGATTTCATCGTTAAACAAATCAAACAAAACTGTGTTCATCTCATTAAGATTTTGCTTTGCATCTTCATCATTCAGAACGCGAATGAAGTTATTCACATCTTCAACGAAATCTTTTTTCAGTTTATTTAATTTTTTGTCTAAATCAGATATCAGATCAACGCTTAAACTAGCAAAATTGTATTCCATTACAATTATCTCCTTGGTTAATAAAACCTTTGCATGAGGATGGATTCGAACCATCGAAGCCCGTAGGCAACAGCTTTACAGGCTGCCTGTTTTAACCACTCACACACTCATGCTAAACTGGCGGGCTATTTTCCCTTGACCGATACTAGGGCTTAATCATCCTAGCCTTCACATGCTGTCTACGTTGCATAAGCGTCTATCGAACAGGCAAAGTATCGTCACCCATAAATCTTAATTAATATCATCTACTATCAAAACTAATTCAATTGGAACGCCATAAAATGCCTTTATCATTCCGAAATTCTTTGGCAATCCACAAATTCTGGCTAGCTCATTCACATTTTGCGATAATTCTTTATGCTCGCTTGGCGTTAGGCGATAAGGCGGAATCCCATCTTTATCTGATTGATAAAAATCTTTATGGCGAAGTATTTTCGCGGTTATGTCCATTAAATTCTTTTCCTTAATTCTATTTCCACCTTAAATCTTTCGGTTGTTTCATACGGGAAATCATAATATTTATCGCCTACCAGTATTTGATCTTCTGGATATATTTTTAATCCGTAAAATTGCTCGACTCCATGAATCCATTTAATGTTATTCACATTCATTGGATCAAGTCCTTTATCTTTGCAAGTACGGATAAAGTCATAATGGTGTGGCGTTAATATGTAGATCATTCAGCACCATATCGCATCAAGATAATAATTAACTTCTTTTTGAAGTCTGATAATAAAACAGGTTACTACAGTTAAACTCTTTTCATCTTCGTAGCTGATGATATCCTTAATAAAAATACCTCGATGCTCTACTCTTATAATAAATCTTGCTCGCATGAAATCATTATAAACTTTCAGCCATGTTAAATTAGATAATGACTTAAGGCCAAGATATTGCGCCATTATCTAAAGCTTCCCCGTGTAAATTCATTCTTGCCTGTACACTGTGAAGCATTGAATAAACGATTCTCTAAATCCTCAACCTTCTTGAAGCAGTCAGCCAGAAAGATGCAATCGTTTAATGCCCTGTGCGCATTGACATACTCCACACCCATTGCTTCGCAGATATCCATTAACCGATAGCGATAGAGCTGCATTGGCCATTTGAAATCACGCTGCGTACATATCCATTTCATGTCACGAAAATGCGCATCAAATGTTAATGTGTTCATGAATTTATGATCAAACTGTGCATTGTGAGCTACGATGTAATCCGCTTGATGCGACATATAACCTAGAAACTTAAGGGCTGCGCCTTCTTCCTTTCTTACCCTTGTCCACTCTGCATCAATATGATTGATGTCTTGTGCTGCGTTCTTGTCACATGCCAGTAATGTTGAGAATGTCTGAATCACTTCCCTATGATGAACGTTAAACAGTAGCGCTGCGACTTCTATTACTACATCCCCTTTGTCGGGATATAGTCCGGTTGTTTCCGTGTCCAATATCAGTATGTTCTCAATCATAAATATCCTTATTTTGATTGTTAGCCTAACTTCATTGAAATGTTTTTATCACCTATGTATGTAACTGTGTGCCTTTCAGCGTCAAATATAATGTTAGCCCGTAAGTATGTTGCAAGGTCTGGCATTACTCGTTGAATCTCATTAATACTATTTTCAATTTCTTTTTTTACATGGTCGAATGCTTCTTGTGATTCATATTTTGTACTCATACAATCCCCAGCATTTCCAGTATATCAAGATAGGCTATATGCAATTCTTCTGCGTCCATATGTATCTCCTGAAAACAAGAGTTACCACAGCCCACTTCAATGTAGCCATCCATCTTGCGTACATAAATAATCTTGTCTGTTCTGATCTGCACACCATTTAATTGAATCCACTTTCTCATGCAACACCTACCATTGATTTTAATCTATCCATGTACATGGAGAATGTTTCTTCAGCTTTATCAATGAAATTTTTTTGACAATCAACTTTCACTTGATCAACAATAACGGCTATATTTTCAGCGGCAAATGCCAATGTTGCACCCAGAATGACATTCATCAAGTCTGGCATAGGTAAATTATGTTTGTTTAGCGATACAAATCCGTTAGTTATTTCTTTGAGCATATCTACATACTCAACCATTAACTTTTCATCCAGCTTCAAATCTTTTTTTTCAGGATCAAATTCGGTGTAATCTTTACCCTCTTGCATCGTGTACCCTTATTCAATTAAGTATTTGTTTTCTTCTGCGTCAAGGTCTATAACCTCTTGCTTGTATTGTATATGCATATTGCGGTAGGTAAACATTTGATTGTCGTATTTGCAATCGCATTCAAGGTCATAGGTAGTTCCCTCGTAGATAAACTCACCCTTGTATGACCACCATCGATTTGTTTCCTTGCGGGCAACGAAATCAAACAGATACGAAATGATTTCACGCTTCAATCGTGGCATCGACTTGACGCGCTCGAACTTCATCTTGTCATCGTGGAGAAAGATCATCTGCACTCCATCTTCCGGTTGATCTAAATCGTAACGTTTGCAATCTATCATATTGTCTTGCTAATTCGTCGTATTGAGCTCTGCACTTTTTTGCTTTCTCGTTTAATTCTTTTACATAATCAATATAACGCTGAATTTCGCTTTCTCTTTCTTTTATTATATTCATCAATCCCTTATTTTTATTATTATATTCTTCCAGCTCTATATTTCTTTTTTGTATTATTTCATTTCTGTTTCTAATCACTTCATCTTGATGTTTGAGCTTATATTCCAGTACGCGTATCTGTTCGTTTCTATCCTTGAGAACCTTTTCAAGATGTTTCTGCGAGCGCTTCTTTTCTGTTTCTATCTTGATTTCATTCTGCGCTAGTTCATTTAATACATTAATTGGTGGACACCATACTTTGCCATAATTAATGCTTCTTTTAGCTTCATCAATATTTAATCTTTTGTATATTTCATTTAATCTTGCTTCATATCCAGCTTGCCATGATTCGCGTGATGCTCTTTCGTTAAACATCATTTGAACGTCAATGCACTTTGTTATTTTAGTTGCCAATTCGTTTAAATCTTTCTTCACTTCTTCAATCATGTTGACACATGTATAACAATTCTCGCTCATGGATGTATTCCTTCTAGCTGCTGATCAATAAATTGCTGGAGTTTAACTACTTTTCCAGCCTTAATCATCTCCAACGGTGTAACGCTACCAAGTGCAGGGTTACGGGTTTTAAACCATAACCAAGCCTTTGCAGCGTCACCGTTAAAGTATTTCTTTACCTTGTTAAAGTAAGCTTGCGGAATCAACTGCAACTATCCGGTGCTACTTCTGCCTGATTAACTTCTGGTGCTTTCGCTTCTTCTGTCGCTTGCGCCTGTTCTTGAGGCGCTTCTTGCTGTGGGGCTTGTGGTATTTCCATGTTAGCAATGGCTTTCTCAATCACACAGCTCGCTATATCAAACTGTCTGAAAGCTTCCTGCTTCAATATGGGATGGGCGGGGTATGAATTGATTGTCATCATGAATTGCATGTAATTTCGGCTATAACTTTCAAGCACTGCTTGCTTGATTGCTCTAGCCTGATTTGCATTGATTGCATTGACTGGGGCTTGTGGAACTATTTCCTGTGATTGGTCGGTCATGATCTATCCTTAATGTTAATGAAAAGAAATCATTTCTTTTTACGCAGCTTTCCAAGTGTCTTGGCAAGCCTTGCGCGTTGTCCAAGCTTTCCACCCTTCTTTGCTGCTGCATTTAACTTTGATGCGGGTATCTTCTTACCCTTTTTGACGTGTAGCGATTTGCGAAGCGCTCCTGGCTTCTTGATTGCGGCACTAATCCATTTTTCAGCCATTTTTCAACACTCCATGTGTAGGCTTTTTAAGCTCATTAAACTGTGCCATTAACGAATGACATAGCGCAAGCAAATCTTTATATGCCGGTGCTTCTGCGCCGAACTCCTCTGCGAAGCATTTCTCTAATATCCACGCGCTACCCTGCCAGTTTTTAGAGCCAGAACCTATCAATTGTATAATTTCTGACACCTTGTTAGCCTGATTTTCCCGAACATCAACGTATAATTTAGCGAGATAAGTCTCTTGATCGTTTAGCACGTCTGCTTTGCCTAACGCCATCCATCTTTGCAAAGTCTCCTCGCATATTCTTGCGTGTCGTGCAGCGTTATTCACTGACAAATCAGCGCGTACATGGTGCAGAATCTTCGCGCGTACTTCATCCGTGAGCTTATCTGGTCTATCGCCTACATTAATTGTCATTAGCAAACTCCTTTTGCTTGTTAGCTCCTACCATAAATCAAATATTAATATCATGACAACTCGCCAAAAAAATAAAGTGTCGAATCATCACATAAATATATTACTATTAGTATTGATTCTTAATACTTATAGTGTTAGACTGCTCTCATCTTAATTTAGTGATGAGGATAAAAGTAATGAAAATGAACCACAAAGACGCGCTACATTTACTCGGTGTAAATTTAAGTAAAACCGACAAAGATGACCGCGCGATTATCAAACATGCTTATCGTGTAGCTTGCAGTAAATACCATCCAGACAGAAACCCTGCTGGCCTTGAAATGATGAAACTGGTTAACGCTGCTTATGACGCGTTACAGGATGTTTTAAACGGTGCGAGCTATGACAAGAGCATTCTTGATGATCATAAAGAAGGTGCAGAAAATTACGGCGACGACATTAACAACGCGTTGATGGCCATCATCAATTTAGGTTTGGAGATTGAAGTTTGCGGTTCATGGGTTTGGGTATCAGGTAACACACGCCCACACTCCACCATTTTAAAAGAAGCCGGCTTTAAGTGGGCACCCAAAAAGCTTATGTGGCATTACCGCCCCGCAGATTACAAAAGTTTTAACCGTGGCAATTGGGATATAGAAAAGATTAGAGAACGTCACGGCAGCCAGATTATTAAAAATAAATCATTTCAACAATTAGGGAGTAATTAAAAATGGATGAAGTTAGCGACCCATTTGATCTGGAAAATATACTCGAAGAATGTTATGAAGCGGGCTACTGCTACGATTGCGGAGAATTAAATTGCACTGATTCACATTAACTTAAAATTAAGGAGAAAGGATGTACACGGAAGCAACACATATCATAAAAAATGAGGCGCTAGTAAAGCGCCTCGAAGGATATACACAAATTAACGATACCATAAAAAGGACACGAACATATGGAATAACAGGAAAGTTTGAGATTCATCACATTTTACAGCATGAAAATTCACAATACATTGTTTCAATCACAGCGGTTAATGAACATGACCGCGTTATCAGCGTTATTTATCCGTAACGAAAAAGGGGTGAACCTCACCCCTTAATCTCTTAACCTACTTTACCGCCATTGTAATAGCTGGTGTTGTAGTGTCCCAAGTCAGCCATAGCGCTTTTAGCGCGTGAAGCGTGGCCAGCATGGTCAATCTTGTCCACTTGTGGATGGCTCACAATTCCGTTGTTTGCACCTGGTCTTTTTGCAGTTTTATTTCCACCTTGATTGGCATCAATTTCAACCGCTTTTTTTGCTGCACCTTTAACTGTTATTCCTTCCATTTTCAATCCTCCGTGATTGGTTTGGATGGCAACTACCGTAGAAGAAATCCATGATCGTTTGCCATTTAGAGACTAGCATACCAACAAGCATGGATAAAAGCTCGCGCTGTCCACCATCAAACGCTACGGGGAAGAAAAGCATCACAAACGCACCGAAGAAGCCAATGGTAACAAGGTATGCCATATGGCGCATGAAGTCCTTGTACTGAGCGCCATTCTTGCGAGCGTCCACCCTGTCGTCCACTTCCTTTGCGTAGTCCTGCGAGGCGATTTGCGCGAGTGCTTCCGAGTGCTTGTACTCTATTTCTGCAAGTTTATCTCCTGCTCCAGGGTCGTTAAGAATTGCCTTAGCGAGCGCATCAGTATCAGATGCACTGCCGCCGAAAGCCTGAGACAAAAGAGACACGCCGACACTGGCGAGAGGACTACCAAGTACAACGCCCAACAGAGGGGCGCTTTTAGATATGAAGTTAAGAAGATCACCACCGATAACACCTATCGATCCACCCATTGAGAAATCCTTTTTCTTCTGGTTTGATTGCTACCAACAAGCGCATAAATCCAGTGCGCTCTCCAATTAAAACGAGACTATATTCTGCAACTGCACTGTTAAGCGCCGTTAGGGTTAATTCGCCTAATATGCCGTCATCAATTACCCCTTCCGCTTCCCGTTCCATGTAGAAAGTCCATAGGGCGCGTTGAGCAATTTTCACAGCCTGATTGATTCCGTGCTGCACAGCCATATCAAAAATATAATTGCATAACCCTTGTGACATTATTTCTTGAAATGGTGCAGCGTCCCAAAAAACATACCGGTAAACAAGCTTTGCCTGATCAACGGTGAGATTTGCTACGTCATCCACCGTGAGCATATTGCCACACCTGAAAATGCCGCATTTTCTTAACGTTTCCACGGAGAGATTGCGTAACAAGCGCAGCGATATGCCAAAATTAGTGGCACCGCCTGGATCTTTTTCACTGTTCACAAAGCCACCTTCGTTTTTTAAAACGAAGGTGACGGCTTCATCAAAATTACCCATTCATCAAGCGCCTTGTGTCAGGGTCAAAGACGTTTGCAAACCATTGCGGGAACCCTGCGCTTTCATGCGTTCCTTCCAGCGATTTTCAACCTGAGCGAACCATTGGCGAATGATCTGAGGGTGAACGTGTCTCAAATCTTCCCCTGGTTGAACTGCAATGCCTTTCAATCTCACTTTGTAAGGCTCGTAAGGAGGCACATAGGGCTTTGCAAAACGTGGATCACCCTGTGTTGGGGGTAAGGGTGCAGGGGTAGCCGGTTTGAGCGCGTTAACGATCTCCTTGACCGATCCCACGACCGCTGCGTTGATAGCTGCGAGTATGGCGGGGTCTAGTGCCAATGGCATCTCCATAGGCTTTACTTCCGGTTTTACTTCCTCTGTTGAGGGTTCGCGCTTTACATTTTCCGCATCGGGTATAAGCTTCACTTCCTTGGTCATGTTGGAACTCCTAAGTAGTTTTTAACGTAGTTGATTAAATCCTGAGCGCCTTTGGCTTCATAACAATCATAGCCTTGCTCCCTCAATTTCTCCATCCAAAACTTCTGGGCATCTGAAAGCGTTCCACCAGACACCCGTTTAAGCTCAATATAAAGCCCGTGGTGGCCTTTTCGGGCTATGGGTATCACCAAGTCGGGCACACCAGCCTTAACGCCCATAGCCTTAAATTTGGAGGCTTCTTGGGCTTTCCGATATCCACCGTTAGGAACGTGGTAAAAAAGAATGTCATTCTTCGTTAGCCAAGTGGCCGCTACCATCTGCTCCTGATACTCAAGAGGGGTACTATCAACCCTCTCCTTCCGTGAGAGGGGTGGTAGCCCGCTTAACTCTGCTTGTCCACCATAGAGCGCTCCAAAAGCCCGCATGTATCGCTTTGACATAAGGCCTCCTTGCCTAATGCATCATCCATGTCCTGTCGGGTATAAGCCGTCAGTTTGTGCAAGCGCCCCGTGATATCCATATCAGGGTAGTACGGCGCTGATCTTTCTTTCAGTAACTTGAGCATGGCGCCTATTCGGTCGGCCATCTTTGGTGACCACGGTTCATCAGCAAAATAATTCTGCTTAATTCTTGAGGCTACCGTTGCCCCGATTGTTAATTCCGGCCACTTGCAATCCATTGCTCGTTACTCCGTTTGGTTTGAATACCTTGTGCCGCTCATCATAAGCAGGGTGTCCAGGCCCCCATTCGGGAACTGTAGAGCGCACTTCATGTACGCCACCGCCTTTGGTTGCCTGATATTCCTTGCTCGCCTTCATCCATCTGGCGAACTCGTATTGCGTCTTGGCTCCCTTGTGCCGCTGCGCGAAACTTTCCAGCTCAACGCTCAAATCCAGACGCAGGTCTTTGGCAAGAATGACGTTGCCTTGATCTGGCTCAAAAACAGAGTGCGCTCTCTCTCTGTTATTTACTTTGTTATTTAATTTGTTATTACGGGCAACTGTAGTTCCCCTATGAGAGGAACTGTAGTTCCTCTGTGAGGGGAACTGTGGTTCCTCTATTGTTTGCTGATTGGGGAACTGTAGTTCCTCTTTCTGGCATAGGTTTTGAAGATGATAGATATGCTTTCGACCAGACTTTTCGATCAAAATTAGACCATGTTTTTCAAGGCACTTAAGCCGGTTTCGGAGATGTCTGCGCGTCATGCCCAATTCTTCGGCAAGCGTTTCCTGCATGGGAAAAATCCCCTTAAGACCTTTATGACTGGCCAGGGTAATCAAAAGAAGTTTGTCGATTGGGAGTAATTTGTAAGGATGCAATGAGACATCATGCAGGAAGTTGAGAACCTGAAAAACAATATGTACAGTTTTTTCTGACATTTTTAGTCCTTTAGACGGTTATGAATCATTGCATTTCCTATGCAATCCGCTATCATAACCCGTGAATACCGAGGTTTGCTGATCTGCAAGGAAATACCTTACTGTGAAGGGGAGTAACTAGCTCCCCTCTACACCTTCCCCGATACTACTCTTAAAATAATCTTAAATCCAAGCACTATCTATCCCGCTCAAGAATGCTATGATAGTTTTTTAAACCACTCATGGATGATGTGAAAATGAAGAAGAAACCAATGGAAAAAATGGAGTTAAAGAAAGGAAAAAAAGTTGCAAAGAAAGCCATCAAGAAAGCCAAAAAAGGCTTAAAAAAAAAGTTGATTATGGCGAAAGGTGAAATGCAAAATAAAAAAGTTGAAAGAATTTTAAATAAGAGAAAAGCCGCTTAAAGCGGCTTTTTTAATGCTTCATGTAATCTATGGAAATATTTATTCAAAAAAATTCTATTCTGACGCGCTACCCTTTTCCAATTAATTATTTTCCTTTCAAGAAATCTTCCAAGATGAATACCAAACACACCCAAAAAAAGACCACCAGAAATATGAATTAAAATTAAATCAAACTGCGTCATTTTTTATATCTCTTAAAGCTAAAGTTGCGCGTACAAAGTTATCAAAAGACTCTTTCACATTCTGTTCAATCTTTTTAAATGTTTCTGTATCGCCATTCATGGCAAGCGGTACCAATGTCCACAAATTACATTCAATGCCACTTATTGTATTCATGATTGTTAGCAATCCATCTATACCCATTTTGGTTGCTGCCAAATAATTAATAGCAGATATTTTTGATACTGATGACATTCCAATTCCGTTAGCATATTCAATTAAATCATCTGGATTTTTAAATTTCACTTTCATTTTCCTTTTCAAATAAATTAGAGCATTGCAGACAAATGAATTCTTTTCTAATCAGCTCATTAGTTTCCGCATTAGTAATTACTTGAACCAATAAAGAAGTAGTTTTTCCGCATTTATAACAACAAATCATATTTTGGGTGCCTCAATTTCAGTTATTTCAAGATTGCGATACTTTAACCATTCCCGAAATTCATTAATGAATGATTCGCCAAGAAAATATAATCGTGGAAACAGATCATTACGATCAACATGAGATTTTCTGGATTCCTCATTATTGTCCATTTCCTCAAAAGCTTCTGGTTTAGTCTCTGCTATCCATTTCCATTTGCCACGGTCATGGCAAGTTGGCATGAGCTTTTCAAGATGATGCGTGGTGAATTTTGTATGAATAACAATGTAATGAATGGAATAAGTTTTCATCATTGCGCGAAGTAAATCTATTTTCATCTCATCCATTTTTGTCACCTTTTAACCAATGAATCCCATATGCCACCAGAAAAAATGGCATAACAATCATAATAAGAATGCACCATTCAATGTTTTTAATTAATTTCATCCCATATATCCTTTTAATGCGACTGCCGCAAAAATACTGATTAAGGCACCCATGATCCATCTGAATTGTGACCATGCCAAACTTCTAGCTTCATCAACCTTTTTGTCAACGTTATCAGAAACTTTGTCAACCTTGTCATCCAGCTTATCCACCTTTTGCTCTATTCGTATTAATGTCTGATTTATATGACCTATGCTTTGCTCTAACAGAGCAATTCTTGTGTCGTCTGACATATTTCCCCCTAATTGATGCGTTTTCATATGATGTTTTCCCTTCATGATGGTTAGTTCCTTAATATCTGCACTTTAACTTTATACTTTTTAGCCATTGCGTCGATAGTCATTAATACATCATAAGAAGGTTTTCTTGTACCGCGCTCATAACAGCTAACAATCATTTGTGACAAACCTAATTCTTCTCCGAACTCCCGTTGCGACATTCTGATTGATTCCCTTAAAAACTTGATTTTCTCTTGTAAATTCATTTCTTCATTCCTCCTGTTAAAACGGTGAGCAATATAATCTAAAACAGGATGACATAGCAATGTTTAATTATTTAAAACATGAGGTGTTGACAATCAAAACAAAAAGTATTAACCTAGCCTCGTTAACTTAATTAGTGATGAGGAAATAAGATGTATATGACACCGCAAGAAGAAATACAATTTTGGATAACGTTCGGCTATCTGATAGTCTGTAATGACTGCAATACAATTCATGTTAAGACAAGGATGCACTAACAATGAATATCAGAAACTACATTGAAAAAGTTTTAATTAACGAACACGCATATAAAAGTTTTAACAATGGTTACTCACTGGATGTTACTGACTTGCCAGCTCATGACCTTGATAATTTTCTGGATATGCTTTTCAAACATGACTATCACACACGCGATTTAATCCTTGACCGTATGCAGGATTTAATTAACGAGCGTTTACCGTTGCTTGAATGCCGCGATAAATATGACGCTGGTTATGTTCCGGTACAAGATAAAACAAATGGTGAAATTAACTGGATAGCAAGACGGGGTGCAGCATGAGTAATACATCAATCATTATTGGCGAAAGCGGTACAGGCAAATCAACTTCCATTCGTAATCTGAAACCGGAAGAAACTTTTATTATAAACGTTCTTAATAAACCGTTGCCGTTTCGCGGTTATAAAAATATGTACACGCGAGTTTCTGCGGATGGTTCAACTGGAAACTATTACACGTCAGACGTATATGAACATATTGAAATTGTAATCAGAAAGATTAATGCGAAACGTCCAGAAATAAAAACATTAATCATTGATGACTTTCAATATTTGATGGCAGGGGAATTCATGAGCCGCGCATTAGAGCGCGGTTATGACAAGTTTTCAGAGATTGGAAAGCATGCTTATGATCTTTTAAAACTGTTGCCGACATTGCGTGAGGATTTGGACATTTTTGTGTTGACCCACTCGGAAGCAAATGAATCCGGCAAGATGAAAGTAAAGACCATAGGCAAGATGCTCGATGACAAGATAACAATCGAGGGTATGTACGCAATGGTACTTCAAACGGAATTAACCGATGGTAATTATCATTTCATTACCCAAGGCGATTCACGTCATATTGCAAAATCTCCAATGGGAATGTTTGAAACTCGTAACATTCCAAACGATCTAGCATTCGTCAAAACAAAAATGAATAGTTATTACAATGAGGATATAGCACTATGAATTTATACAGCATAGCAAATGAGTATCAAAATATTCTGGAACAAACATTCAACCCAGAAACAGGGGAATTAAATGAAGAAGCGCTGGCTAGACTGGATGAAATCAAAACCGATGTTAAAGACAAAGGAATTGCGGTCGCTTCTTATATTAAAAACATCGAGGCAGAATGCGAAGCAATTGAAAATGCTAAAAAATCAATGGCAGAACGGGAAGCGCGTCTTAACAGACGCGTCACCTACTTAACAAGTTACTTGCAAAGTAATATGGAGCGTTGCGGAATCAATGAGATTTCATGCCCATACTTTGTGATCAAGCTAAAGAAAAATCCGGTGTCGGTTGATGTATTTAATAAATTGCAAATACCAGAGCAATATATCAAAACAAAACAGACTATCGAGCATAGTGTTGATAAGGTGAAAATAAAAGAAGATATTTTGGCAGGTGTTGAGATACCAGGTGCAACACTTAAACAAAATGTAAGACTGGAAATCCGTTAATCCAACATAAGGAAATGTAAAAATGACATATAGAGTCTGGACAGATGAAGAAATCAAAAATAGAAACGTGGTCGAAGATGGCAGTTATCCATTTAAAATAACAACAATCACAAAGAAAAGAACCAAGATTCAATTGGATGATCAAGGCAATGCAAAACCAACATATGAAATGTGGGAAGTTGATTTTGAATTCCATGATAAGCATGGCGTCATCAAAAAGTTAAGGGACTGGATTATATTTTGTGAGGGCATGGATTGGAAATTACGTCATCTTGCCAGCACCACCGGACAAATTGAACTGTATGAGGCGCAGCAATTAGCGCCCCATCATCTTCAAGGCAAGCCAGGCGTGTTCCTCTTGGGATCAAAAGAAAGTACATATAATGGCGAAACAAGAAAGCAAAACTTCGTCAAAGATTATGTAAAAAGAGAAGATCAAGTTGAAAAATCATCACTGGATGATGATATCCCGCATATGTAGACTTGAAAATTTAGCCATCTTGCGCCAAACTGTGCAGCCTTAAAGCCACGGAGAGGCGCTAATGGTTTCACGATGTTGTTCCACGAATGTTTATTTAGTAGAGACTGAATACCATATTTATTATGGGTGTCATGGGTGTTGTCGTCCCTGTGAATTGAAAGAATTCAAAAGTGTTCAAGACAACAAAGCGGTCAACAACCTCATCACTAATGACTGTTTGGCCGCTTGTTGTTAATTTTATTTTAGACAGTCTGGAATGAGTGATTTTAATGTATCAGGATCACTTACACTGGATAAATCCATATTCTGCGGAAAGTCTCTTAATTCTTTCAAGGTGGCTTTTAAATCATCACCAAGAATAGCATTTTCCACTTGAGGATTTAGCTGTTGCGGAAATCCAAGATCAATAAATTTTTGACTGCGAATATCGCGCAGCTTGTTAAGATGAATGGATTTTGCTTTATCCATGTGTATCTTGATACTTCCGTTATCATGCTTCCATGCATTTCTAAAGTATCTATCTTCTGGTAATGCTGACTTATCTAAAATGAAATACTCCTGACCTTCTGGAATATCTTTTTTTGCAATGTAATGTAAAAGTTGTTCATCAGTATCAATGCCAGGATGATGCTTATCAAAATGTGCTCTATGTCTGGATAGCTTATCAAATAATTCCGCACAAGGCGTAACAATAGCCAGTGTACCTTCTTCATGCATATAGCAAATAATTTTATCCATTATTATTGATCTCCAAATGATGCAAAATTATAGTTTGTTGGGTCAGTTAACGATCCAGAACCATTTCTACTTTGAATAGATATAGAAGATGAAGTTGTATTCTGCACCATTAAATCATTATTGCTTAATGCATAGCCCTGAGATGCTAACGATGAAAAACTTGTACTGCTAAAGGCCGTGGTCAAATTAAATTTGATTGTACCAACACCAACGTCTGTAATCGAAGCCACATTATATGAAGCAAGCAATGACGTACCAGCACCATTTGCATAACCCCAAGCTTTACATGCTGACGGATGGTATTGCTGTACGCCAGGTACTACCGCAACGGAAGTGCTTGTGCCTGTTTCCTGATCTGATTGAACTGCTGCTGTTACTGTGACGGTGCCAGAAGTGGTAAATGTTCCACCTGTTGCAAGACCTGATGTAGCTACACTTGTAACCGTTCCACCACCAGCAATTTGATCATTATAATCGACATACCATGATGCTGCGGTTGTTCCTGATGTTAATACACAAGTTACGATGGCAATAGTATTTGCACCCATTGCAATAACAGTATTAGCACCGGATGATTGGACAGTCACAACACCACTGGAATTATTCACTATATAAAATTGCTGACCTTGAACAAGTGTCGAAGTAACTGGCAATACTACCGTTTGAGTAGTAGAACCTGTGAAAAATTGCATATATGTACTTGCAACAGTTAACGTTGTTGTTCCCGCTGCCGTTGCAGTCGTAGTAAATGCATTAATATGACTGTTAGCAGAAAGATTTTTGTTTGTATCCCATCCAGCAAAGGACGAAGCAGTAGGTGAAGTTGTGACACTGCTAACGCCAGTACCACCACGACCAACCGCCAATTGCCCAGCCCATCCAAGAGTCAATGATGCCGCATTCAAGAGCGCCGTACTTGGAGATCCACCCAATGTAAGCGTAACGTTTGTATCGTCAGTTTTCGTTAATGCTGCACCAGTTGGAATCTGTGAAGTTACTGCAAGCGTACCGGATGTTGGGAATGTCACACCGGTTGTATTGGTAAAGGTGAACGTAACAGGAAATGCACCTGAGAATGTAACCGCACCAGCCGTAGTTAATGCACCGCCAAGATTTAAGGCAAATGATCCCCATGTTGGTGCAGCAGTAGAACCAGAAAGCAATGGTAAATTTGCAGTAGCAGTACCAGCAAGAATTGCCATTGCAGTACCTGTACTATAGACAATCCCGCCTAAGCTTGCTGTCAATGAAGCATTGGTACCACCATTCGCAAGTGATAACGGGAGAACCAAAGCAGACTGGATATTGTAGTTTGAATCCCATGATGCTGCGGTTGTTCCGCTAGTAAGAATACAGGTAACCAGCAATGTGGTATCTGCCGCCATGACCTGAATCGCATTACCACCGGATGATTGAACCGTAAGCGAACCACTGGAATTATTAACGATGAAAAATGTATGACCTAATGAAAGCGTTGAAACCACTGGCAACACAATCGTTTGAGAAGTTGCACCTGTAAAATATTGCTGATAGGTACTGGCAACCGTTAATGTGGTTGTACCCGCTGCTGTCGCGGTTGTTGTATAGCCAGACAGGAAATTATTTGCCGAAAGATTACTGTTAGCGTCCCATCCAGCAAAGGATGAAGCCGTAGGTGAAGCAGTATAACCCACGGTATTTTGCATTTGAGCAACGGTAGTATCTGCCAAAAGCGACACACCGAGCGCCGAAATTGATCCAGCCGTCATAATGGCCGAGCTATTAGAGTATGGGTATGTATTTGCACCCAGAGATAATCCGGCTATCCCTGACAGGTTAGGATATGCCCCTATGATTCCGGCAATCGTAACCCTGACTTCGTTGAATGTGTCTGCTGAATCACCACAATAAATAATATCTGCGGGAACAGGTGTAGCCTTGACGGGAAATTGATATAAGCGTTCGGTAGCCATTTTTCACTCCTTGAAAGTTGGCAAAATTAATCAGCTATTACAAAATTACCCCTTGATGTGACTACAAATGCACCGGTATGGGTAATAACGAAATTCAAATCAGGTGGGATTGGCTGCATTCCTCCACCTAACAATGTAAATGGATACATATTAATCAATAAACTTCGCAAGAAATGCATGGCTATCTCCTAGCCCGCGTTAGGACTAGCAAACCAAAGCATTCCTGTGGCCGTTGTACTGCGTGGCACACCATTAACAGTAGCCGCTGAAACAATCTGGGAGGCACCAATTGGATAAATCTGTCCTGCTAATGCGCCAGGCAACCATTGAGGCAAGCCAAGGCCGTTAAGCCAGACAATATCACCAGAACCATTGACACCAATATATTGTGAATTCAGGGTTAAAAGATCACCATTTACAGTAGTTGTAAAAGGTGTATTAAGAGTAACGGCATCTGAATAGCTTGCTACGAAGCCCCATGTAATCATCATCACTACCTCCGTGTAGTTAAGATAAATATACCACATCGTAACTTGTTTCCACGATCAAATTTGCTTCCATAGCAAGCACCATCGTCTGATAGCTTTTGACACCGTGGGATGACCAGTCATGTACGGGGGAATCCTTGAATCTGCCTAGTTTTTCGTCATATTCTTTTTCATAATTCGATAGGCAATCAATGAGACGTTGCGTATTTTCCTTGTTAAAATTTGTCATGAATAATTTTTGACGAATAGATTCGATAGCAGTTTTATGTGATGAGGGACGGTTAACAAACATTCCCTTCTCTCCCATATCCTGCAAATAATCGATTGTATTTTTAAGTCCATCGTTGAAACTTCTATTTTTTCCATCATGGGGAATAAAATGTGTGCCAAACGGTAAATTATATCTGGCACAAAATCCGTTTATTTCATCCACATAATATCGAAGATCACGATTATTATTTTCAATGTAACCAATGACTGTTGGCCATAACTGATTACCCCTACTTTCAAATTGGGCGAGTGTAATCGCGCAGCAATCATTCACGCCAATATCAAAAAATGAATATACTTTTTTATTGGGAATGAATAATCCCGCAATAATTCTTTCTGTTTCATAGACTTTGTTAATGGCTATAGCAAAATATTTTGTTTCTTCATTGATTTGAACGTTCCCGTAATACTCCTGCTGAATAAGATATTCAGGCATTCCAGCTCGCCTATCTTCATTTACATCTTCTTCGGTAATGTATGGATTTCCTGCTTCATCAACGAGTGTCAAAATACTTTCTTCACGGCAATACCAGAGAGGATCATTTTTATTATTTTTAATCATGTGGAAAAAGTGATTCATTCCATCGTAAGTGGATTGGCCTATTAACCAGCCACCATTTTGACGAAATACCGGAAGCATGGTGTACATGACGCGTGGATCACTAAATGCCAATTCTGACAAAACCATCCCCAATGGATTGGTACCACGAAGTTTGCCAGGATCAATATCACAACCAACAACCCAAATGAGCGAACCATTAATCAGCTCGATTGTCATTTCAGCATCATTCGGTTTTCTTGCCAAAAGTTTTTCAGGAATCATATCCAGAAAACGCGTACTTACACCGTTAATCAGTGCAGCACCTTGCCATAAAATCTTCCTTGCCCTGACGTTTGTGGGATAAGTCATGATGTACATGCCAGGATTAATAATGGCGGCATGGACAATGATATTCCACGTCACCACTTCTTTTCCTGACCGTCTAGGCCATTCAACAAGAATACGTTTTGAGAACCCACCAAATAAAGTTTTTTGCAGCTCAATCTGATATGGTCGCAATGGAATAACAGGAATTTTTACTAACTCACCTTTCTTCATCTTAAAGTAAAGGTTGAAGTCATCATCATGCTCCCAGACATACTGGGAATCTTCCATGTTCGATATCAGATTAGTAGCCTTTTCCATAATTGCCCGTGCTTCCTTTAGGCATTGGCTTGGCATCCTAGCTCCCTAGATACTCTATATCAAAGTTTGAAAGTGAAGCGGTAGCTGATCCAACTACAGCAGTATTTGTGCTAGAACCATTCGTGACAGAAATAGTAATAATGTCATTTATGGCTGTACTAATAACTGCTGATCCGTTTAAAACAATACTGTTTGCATCAGTTGAACTATAAGTGATGTTATCCATTCGCAAGACAGTTACACCATTCTTCACAAGATTAATGAATGTGCTGCCAGCATTAGCGACTATCGCAACCAAAATATTACAGTTAACACGATAATAACCAGCGCGATTAATTAAAAATCCTTTATTTGAAACACTAACCAAACCAACCGGATCAAGTGTGGCTGTATCAAAATTTACTGTTGCACCTGTGCCAAGCAGAACGTTCTGAGCTGCTGACATATGCATACTTGCACCAAAGAAAATTTTATTTGGATTGATGAGTTGTGCATTAACGCCATCATAAACAAATAAACAAATCTGACCGGCTAACATCATATTTCCAGTCAAATCATTTCCCTGACAATCCTTGATTGTTATAGGCACACCAGCATTAATGGTAAGCGTTGAAACGCCAGTATTTGTGTTGGCTACTTTCACGCGGAACATTTGAAATGCTGCTATTGCGAAACCTGGGGTTGTAATCGCTATCTCAACCGAATCTGCTGATCCTGTATCAGTGCCAGAAAAAACAGGAATTTGTGAATCAGCAATAAAACTTCCTAGCGTATCGAGATAATCATGAACTGTCGTAGCGCTTGAATTAATGCTGTCATAATATCCAACGATTCTGGAACCATCAGTACCAGGTGAATTATTCGCTAACATGGATTGCAAAATACTGGCGCTAGGATTATCCGCAATCGTTCCCGCTATAACTCCCGATGCGCTTCCTATCCATACCTGATTTTGCAGCAATGGCGGTAATTGAGTAAAAGGTACGGCATCAGGCAAATAAGTATTAATGACGTAGGATAGATTGCGCTGCAATGCATAGTTCTGATTCTGCTGACAAAGCAATAATAATCTATCCAGTGCAGCATCAAGATTGTTTCCGTTAAATGCCTGAGCATTACCAAAGCTTGTATTGAGACTCGCTTCAACTTGCCGATTTATGGTTAAGTAATATCCCGTTGTAGGGGTAAATAGAAGGGTAATAAACCCACCCGTAATCGGATCTGAATTGTATGTAACCGTATACTGCGAGTTTAGTGCGAGTAAATCGCTTGAAGGAACAGGTGTTGCATTCGAGGCTTGATAAAAGACTTCTATGTCCGTTGGCAACGGGGCATAAAAGGCGAAAGTGTAAGCTAGCTGCGAAGAATTCGCTACATATTGGACTATCGTTTCCTGCTGAGGTATGTTTGGCATGGCTATCTTCCATAATAATGTTTCTGTCCTGGCTCCAAATGTCCTTTTTCACCCATTACCTGATTCAGTAAAGGCGATAATATTGGAGTTGTTTTAATAGGGGCAACATATGCCATCGTGTCTACGAAATGCTTTCCCACCTTTTTAGCATAATCTTTTTGCGTAACAAATGCAGCCGAGGCAAACGTTGCCAAAGCATTTCCTATCAACCTTAATGATGGCGAAGCAAGCAAGCTCATAATCATATCCGAGTTTTGATGTTTAGGGTCAAGCACACCCGTGAACATGGCAAGTCCTGGCTGAATCAACTCAATCATGAATTTTTCTGCTTCCGCAAGATTCATTTTCCTGATATCTGGCATTGATTTACCCATTGCCAAATTTTCAAAATACATCACTCCGTAAGCCAATGGCATACTGCCAACCAATTGCGCTGTAGCCCATGCCAGTTTTTGCTGATTCGCATCTGCTGATCTATAACCCTGTACAAGCACCTTATCGATAAAACTCAATGTATAGCTTTTGAAATGAGATAATTGCCTTAATATCACACCCGATATAGTGCCAGGCTTCGTTCCCATCAACAAAGTAGCCCGTTCAAATGCGCCAGGATTAAGCACCATATTCTCCGTTGCAATCTGAGACATGGCATGGACACGACGGTATAAATCATTTCTTACTTCATGCAAAGGTCGTAATTTATCTCCTGCTTCGTAAAATTCTTTTATTTCTTTTTCAGAAAGCGCATCAACGTTATCAACGGTAAATAATTTTTTTTGCGTTTTATGTCTTAGCAATTCCCATTCTTCTGGTGACATAAATTTATTAATCCAGTTTCTTGTCGCCAATGGTAAATTTTCAAATTTTCTCGATGAATGACGTCCTAAACCTTTCGCAACAAGCTCAAGGCCACTCATTTTATTTCCATTATCAAAAGCATGTAATAAATTGACTTTAAAAAACCCAGTGGAAATCTTGTTAAGTCTGTCACTGATATTATTCATTTCACCATAACGGGCAACATAGCCAAGATGTTGCCTAAACATGGAAGCGTATTGTTTTGCGAGATACTTTCTTTGCTTTGACGGAATGAGATCAAACATATTTGTTAGATGCGCACCCCATGCTTCAAAATAATTGTAGCCATGATTCATGGCAAAAGTTGCCATGTAATTGATATCAGGCAAACTGCGCAACGCAACAAGCGGCAATCTGGCCATAGCCGTTACTGCTCTTGTGTTAGCATCAATTGCGGCAAGCGTTGGACTAACAGCCGTTTTATTTACACCAGTAACTTGCTGAAAATATAAATCAGATTGATACCACCATAACCCCCCAAACTTTCCAGTATGCGGATTTACTTCCTGTTCAACCTTTCTCAAATCAAGATAAGCTGCATGTGGTGAATCACCCAGAATTCTTGCTATGCCTATTTTATTACCCGATGACTGCATATCAGTTAACATGGCATTCATCAAATTACCTTGGCCATATTCCTGATTATACTCTACGAAATCTCGCATACTCTTGGGCTGCAATCTTCGTCTTGATCTATTCTGAATGGCAACTCGATCATTAACAACAAGAGAACGTGTATTAATATCACTTTTGCCGGTCGTAATATCATCATACATTTTTCCTATTATCTGATTTAATCTTGCCTCATCAACACTACCATCTGGTAATACTGCATCTGAATGAATAAGATCAAATCGTTTCTTAATCGTATCTATCCATTTTTGTTTTGCAAAATCCGTTGTGAATTTTTCCTTTGATCTTGCTTCATTGATGGCACTACGACCACCAAGAATAAGTTTGTTGGAATCGTGGGAATTTCTGAATGATCTATCTTCATTGATATGATCAAACGGCATTGCATTTGAAGAAATCAATCCTGCATTTCTTTCAGGGAAATAAACATCTTTCCATAACTTTGCAATCTTGTTTGCTTCTGGACTTTCCACTTTCTTTCCGTCATAAGCATCTGCAATCTCAAGATCATTTTTTCCAGTGCTAAGATAGGCCACTTCTTCGCGTGAAACTTTCTTAAAAAATACCCCTTCAATTTCTTCCTGAGCTGCTGCCTGAGCTGCTGCCACATTATCTGCCTGATTAACATGCCGCTTTACCAAAGTATTCTGTAAATTAGCCTTACCTTTCCTGATTCGATCTGCTGCTGCTTCAATCTTTCTGGCATTATTGGCCGCAGTCATGGCTGATTCAAAATAAGACTTCAAGCGCTCATCATTAATTTCCTTCATGGCTTCTTCAAAAGCGCGCATGTTGCTCATGTTAGTATATTTTTTAGCTTTATCAAAAACATCAAATGCATATTGTTTCAATTCTTCCTTTGAGAAATCCTTGAGTGCTGTCAGCGCTTCATCCATGCATTCCTTGCTTATTTTCATCCGGCACTCCCTAGCACACACTTAATGAAGTTGGTAAACACACCTTCTGATTTCTTGAACTCGTCAAATTTTTCCTTGGCTGCTTCATATTCTTTTTTGGTTTCTTCATGATCCAGACTTTCAACTTGTCTGTCATTTTCAGCAATCATGTTATCTGCATCTGCTGGCAAATCATGCACGATAGGTTCACTTTTAATATGAGACTCATCAATGCGTTGTTTCGTTCTTGCTTCCATGTAGCCGTTTATATTTTCAACTTTAGCCATAGCGCCAACATTGGAATCAGCAATATCCAGCATTTGCTTTGCCAGATCACGATAAGCTTCCTGACTTCTGATTTCCTGCTCAATATTAACCCTATCCAGTAATGTCTGGGCTGGTGGCCATACTTCTGCCAAATCCTGTAAACGCTGATATTCTTTTAATTGACGAATATTATTCTCAACAGGAAGTATTTTTTCTCTTATATCTTTTAATTCATCCATTGCTGATTTCAATGGTACTAATTCTTTTTGTATTTCTTCAATCTTATAATTATTCTCTTTCATTTCTTTTATATAATGACTATCACCAGTTTTTTCATAATTAGAAAATAACTTTTCATTTTTAAGTGTAAGCTCTGAAATAAGCTTATCCTGACGTAATCTTTCTTCAACTTCTTTTGGAACTGAAAAAGGATGTTGATTTTCATGACCAATTTTTTCCAACATTTCTAAGATTGCTTTCTGATCAATTAAATGAGTTGCACTTTGTACTAGTTCTTTATTCTTTATAATAAGATTTGAATTTTTTGGTTTATCAAAAAGCATTACTTCGCTTTTTCCATTAGAAATACCCTGATATCC